TAGCCCTTTCGGACTGTGCTGCACGACTCAAATATTCAGAGATTGTACGCTCTAATGCTTCTCTGAAATACTTTGCTTGTTCCCGAATTTCGGGTGGGGCAGTTTCTGATACCCCAATGATCCTATTTACGCAGAGTTCTGTCAATTCTTCAAGCGGTAAACCGCCATAATTGCTTGTTTTTACGAGAGGGCTGATAATATCGCCAGTTTTAATCTCAAACATTTATGTCCTCTTCGCTTCTGGTGGGTTGTACTCCACCTCGTCTTTTACCGTATCTTTGATTTCAGAGTACTTTTTAGCCACAAACCGTTCGTTTTCTAACCCTACGACCAACGGATCCTTAAGACGGTGGTAGCCATAGAGCTTACTAATAGTCGGCTCGCTGGTGTCTAACAGACATGATCCTTGAGCTATACCAACCTTAATGCCCCGTTCCATTGCCTTTGCCAGTAAAAACTCGCAACAAGCTCTACCTGCCTCGGCAAAATGCACTACGTTTTTGTAAGAAAAATCAATCCCATACAGGTGGATTTGGGCTACTTTGGCAGCAATTGCATAGCCAATAGCAAAGGCTACGGTATTGTTAAAGTACCCCGTCCCACAAGCGTTCATTACTTCATCTAAGGGAAACTCTACTAATCCAGGACAACGGGGGTCTAATTCACAGGTATAAATTGGTCCTGTGTGCTTATCTAGTACCGACCGCATAAGCCCCGTTTGAGTGCCTGCATCATCACTATCTAGGAATCGGCTGGCTGGGTCCATCATAAAGACTCGGTCGTGGTAAATCACCCCTGCCATAGCGTTAATTGCCCATACTTCATCAATTGGCTGAGAATGGGTCTTGGCTAGGATGAACTGACTATGGGATTTGCCCATTGCCACAATAGCAATACTTTTACCTGATAAGTCTGGAACTCTATTAATCATCTGACTGGATACCTCACTTGTCCACTTCTGTAGGCGTCTTGACGCTCTTTTGCATCACCTAATTGTTTGAGTTCTGCCATGGCTCTGCCATAACGTTCTTTGTATAAATTGACTGCATCGGCATCGGACTTCATAAAGTTAGCCGCTTCTAATAATGCACCATATAACAGTACTGAATCAAAATTATCCCCTAACCAAGACGTCCCAGCCGTCACAATTGAAGGTGGGTAGTAGAAATAATGAAGCTCGGTAGCGTAGTTGGCATCTGGGGTAGGTCCAAGAATAAAGGTGCTATCGTTAAATACAGCGTAATACTGGGGTTCTCCAAAGAACGCAGCGTCTGTATCTGGGAAAGACTCACGGATAAAGTTGACGTCTTTGTTCAATAGATACTTATACTCATTCCCCGCATTAATCACCGCAAAACTAAAGGTAGCTAACCAGTCTGTGGGGGTTGTTATGTACTTATTGCCACTAGTCATGTTACCTGTAACGTTTTGGCGAAATGCAGGTAGTTGGACAGTATTAAAGACACTTTGCTCTGCCAACTGCACAAAGCGGGCAATCTGCTCGGCAGACGTAAACGACCCGACTGTCGCTGGGAAATCGTTCTCAGCAAACCCTTTAATAGCAGACGTTAACTGCGTGTAATTCATCCCATCTTCCCACTAGACATACGACCTTTGGTTGCTGCACCAGCACCACGCATTTCAATCTTACCGTATTGATTTACGGGTTTGCCGTTACCTTTACTAATGCCGTCAACCGAAATGTTCATTTTTGCCATTTCTTCTGCGCCAGTCATACCTTTAGAAGACAAGCCTTTAGCAGAGATTGTCTTACCCTTCATTGTATGGGGAGGAGCATAGACTTTAGCGTCTCCTACTTCCTTACCCATTACTTTTTTAGAATAGTGAGCCATTATCGACCCCTACCTGCGGATTTACGCATCATTTGATTCTGAACTTTTGCTAAACCACGTCCAATTTTCTTCATGACCATTTGGTCTTTACCACCCATCTTTGGCTTTGCCTTCATACCCAAAACTTTAGGACCTAAGTCACCTAAATTTGTACCTTCGGTCTTGCCTTTTTTAGCAATCCCATCTGCGCTTTTTTTAAACATTTTCAACTCCTTATGTTGTTGTTACCGTTACACTTCCTACCTGACCCTCTGGTGCTAAATTGTTCGGGGTTAAACCGTCATTTTGTGACCCCCCAACAGGATTCCAGCCCCATTGAAATATTCTACTACCACCTTCTGGAAAACCAACACCTTCTAAGGTTGTGTCGTTTGTTCCATTAATCTGTAAACCGCTACTTCCAGATACTTGATAGCTTACATCAGGTCTTGGTTCCCGTACTGCTTGTGGGTCATCCACTGGGTACATCCCTAACTGCAACTGTGGCTGATCTGGCTCCCAACAACTTGGACATACTTTGATGTTTACTTGCTTAGTCTTAATCGTCAGTTTTCTAAGCTGCTTTAACTTAAATCGTTGTCCACATCGGTCACATTCGGCAATCGAATACTTACCACTACTAAATTTATTAGGCATAGAACATGTTCCGAGGGACGAAACGAATAGCCGCTTTTTCTCTGTCCTCTGTGGAAGCCATGAGCCACTGCTCCTCGTATTCCTGTTTCAAAAACGGTAATCGCATTTGTCCGTCAGGTAATTTCTGAGCCATATAAAAGGCAAGTCCTGCCACCATGCAAGGCAGTAGTCTAAATGGAATATCAGGCTCTACGGAACCGTTTGTGCCAGCGTCTTGGACTCTACGTAGTCTCCAATAGACAAAGGTATACGGACCACCGCCTGCGTCTGGGGTTAACCAAAGATTAACGGCGGGTAAGTTCTGAACTGTAATAGGCGCAGCAGCAGTATGTGCCGCAGCAGTCGTGCCATTTTGACCACGGTTTACATTAATTAAATTATTGCCTGTTACATTGGAGTAACTAATGGTTTCGTTGTCAATTTTAATAAAGCCTGTAGTTGATAAGTAACTAGCGTTAGAAACAGGGATAGTCGTGGCTGTCGAAGTAATTGTACTGGCTAAGGTTGCTAAAGACGTATTGGACTGACCAGACTGGCGATTAAACCACATCTGAATAGGACGTCCTTGAGCTAATTTATTAGGTATTGTTGACCAAGTAGACTCTGAAATACGAGTGATATTAATATCAACTTGATTAGACTGGACACCATTATTTTGACGAATCACAGCATCTAGGATGTCAATAGTGTCTACGGGCATTGGGTATAAGCCTTGTCCTGTAGTTAACAGAATCTGACCTTGCTCAATTGTCCACAGGTTAATACCACGGTTAGCCCATTCAATCGTCAAAAGGTTCAGAGACCTGCGGGCAGTGCGCATATCGTAACCCGTACGCAATTCCGTACCAGCTCTCTCAAACGCCTCTTCAATGAGGTTATTAAGGTCTAAGTTAAAAGCTGTTGTGCCTGAAGTACTCATATTTTCCTATATGGTTTTACTTTTGCTTTTACTGTTTTTGGCTGGGGCACGAACTGTTTTCCCTGTGCTTTTCCCGCCCGCTTTGCTCGTGTTGTTGCTGCGTACTCTTGTGGACTTAATGCTTGTATTGCTTTCTTTGGGAGATACCTTTCGCCCGTCTCGGACGACTTCTTGCCTGACTTGGTCTGCCAGTCTTGGTCTCCCCAAGATTTTAAAGATTGCTGTGATTTTGCTAAACCACCCCCTGCCATCTTCTTCTTTGACGCACAATGAGCCTTCTCCGAGAACCCCTTTGGGCTGTCGCAGTTGATCGACTTTTTGCGTTTGTCTGACCATTTCACTTGTACCCGCCGCCTTTTTCTTTATAACGTTTAGCTAGGAGCTGTGCTTTTCTTGCTGACCATTGACCCGCTGCCGTACCATGCGTAGCCGATGCTTTAATACTATTAAATAAAGCCTTACGCATACCAGGTTGCGTATAGTTACCAGCTTTATTAACCGTACCACCCTCTTTGTATTGAGCCGTTTTAGCAGCATTTGCAAAATCACTTTTCTTAGGAGCGCCTTTAGCGCCAGCACTACGCATCTTCTCGCCTGAACCAGAAGCTATCCGTTTTTTCTTAGCAGCGATATTGGCATAAAGACCGCCACCAGCGTACATCTCCACGTCTTCTGGCTTGTCTTTGCGTTTAATCATTTTCTTTCCAGGCATCTTAGAGGGGTTTATATCACCCATGCCACGACTTGGTCTCATGCTTTTGTCTTTCCACGAATAGCTATGCCATCTGCTCGTTTAGAGGCGGAGGATACTTTACCACCAGCTTTAAACGGTTTATCTAAACCTTTCATACCAGTAAAATCACCACCAGCAGAACCAGTAGGCTTAGGTAGTCTGCCCATATCTTGTAGCCTTTCGGTATAAGTGCGTGGGCTTTCAGCTTTAGCTTTAGCTCTTTGCTCTTCTGCCATTTTACTTGCTTCAGCCTTAGCTTTTTCGTTTTCCTGTTTCACTTTTTCCGCTTTTTTATCGTATTCGCTAGGGCCGAACTTTTCCTTGGGAGGATTGTATTTATCACTCTTACCATCGCCAACTTTTTTAGAAGGGTCAATAGGATTAATTGCCATTTAGCAAGCCTTACCGCCTGATTTCATCTTAATCATTGTGCCTTTGGTTTTGCCTTTAACTTCAATGCCGCCACCTTTAGCCATACCGTGCATACGTTTTTCGTGACCTTTTACAGCTTTGGTAGCTACTTTTTTCATCATTGGTTTATCTTTAGCTACATCTGAGTGCGCCATACCACCTTTAGCCATTTTGCCTTTGCCATCAGCAGCAAACGCTGGAACTTTTTTCCCATCTTTCATTACCATGGGCATACCACCTTTTTTCATAGGCATATCTTTATCAGCCATAGAAGATTTTCTTTTTGCCATCATAGCCATCATGCCTGGGTTCATCTTTTTCATATCGTTCACCTTTTCATTTTTAGTTAAAATACCACCTGCTTTTTTACCTTTAAATCTTTCTAAACTAACATTTGGTAACTGCATCATCCCATGATTAGAACGTGGCCTATTAAATTTACCTTTAGCTGGATTAGTTGATCCACCAGTTCTAAACTTTTTACCTTTATCCGCTTCCATAAAATCTTCTCCAACAGAGCGAGGCACTCTTGCTTTTTTAGCAAACTTTGGATTATTAGCCACAGCCGCCATGAAATTGTGTTGCTTTTTACTTACGCTAGGCATTACTTACCTTTTAATAAGTTGGTCAATTTTGTCTTCAAGTTTGTTAAACCTTGCATCCATGTGTTCAACAATGCGTTCCACTTCTGCTTTAGTGACGTTATCACGTGCTACCTCCTCACGGGTTTTATTAAGAAGAATATCAATCCGTTTTAGTTCGTTGAACTTCTCATGCATGATGTATCCAATCAACGCCACAAATATGGTTAATCCACCAGTCCAAAGTTCCAACATATTCAACATTTCCATCTCTTCAGTGCCGCAGCTTTGCGGGTTGGTTTACCTTTTTCATCTTTCATAGGTCCTGGCATCCCAGACATACGGGCGCAAAATGATTTCTTTCTTGCGCCGCCTTGGGGTTGGGGAGCTTTGAGATTTGATCCAGTAGCAGCATTATATTTAGCCCGACCCTTGGCAGTAAGCCCAGCCCCTTTCGAGACTGGTAACTTTTCACCACGCCCAATAGACAGGGATGGGGTCTTCTTAGCCATAGTAAATCTGCGCTGCATCAATACCACTCATGTACGCATAAATCCCATTAGTTGCTAATACACCCTCGCCAGGAATAACAGGCGAGTTTTGAAATTCATCGGATACGTGAGTTTCATAGGTTAGTAACCAACGATTTGAGCCAGTGACATAGACCGCAGCAGGCGTACCAGTAATGTCTCCCGTATTAATGTCTACTAATGAAAAAGAATTAGCATCTATTTTGGTAATAGAATAATTACCGTCCGTAGCCGACCCGCCTGAGCCTGAATTAAAGTGAATACCAACAACATCACCTGTAGCTAAACCATGGGATGTCTTAGAAACTGTTACGAGTGTAGTAGAACGCCCATAGGTAACACTTGAGGTTACAGGAGCTACTGTCGTATCAAATAATGACAACGTACCTGAGCCACCAAAGTAAGAGACACCTTTTACCCGATTGCGACCTAATACAAAGAAGCCACTTTGGTTTAAGTGTCCTTGTTTTACATCATATTGCATAGCCATTTTAACTCTCCTGGTTTTCCTGTTGAGTAGCGAGTTTGGCTTTTAGCTCTTCAATTTGCTTAGCCTGCATCGCTACAATACCCATAACATGATCTCTTTGAGATTCCAGAAGCCCAAGCATTGCCTGAACTTCTGGGTCTTTATGAGTCAACATTAGACAGTAACAGCCTGCCAGTTGCCAGAAGCATCGGATACAAACAATAGTCCATCAGTAGAATCAATACCTAACGAACCTTTGCCTACACCAGAAGCAACGCCATCAGCAAAATTACCTACCTTGATAACAACAGGAGCATCGGCAGCATCATCAGCCAAACGGATTTCAGCAGTCTTATATGCTTGAACGCCAGAAGGTCCGCCACCATCAGCGATTGGATCTTGCATTTTCAAATCAAGACCATAGGTAAATCCAGAAGCGGCAGTAGTTTGAGCCATTGCAACACCAAACGCTGCACGGCAAGTAGTGGTGCCAGAATCACCTTGCATAAACGCCATAACAGCAGCGTCACCAGATAGAGTATTAGTATTAATAATACCCATTACACCAGACATCAAACCATTGTTAGAGTATGTACCAATAACTGCAAAGTTACCAGCAACACCGCAAATATGATTAAAAGTAGTAGTTGGAAGAGTAGCAAATGGAGCACCAGTTTGAGTACGCCCAAATACACCATACGCCTCGCCAGGAGTTTGATAAGCACTAGATCCAAAACCTTCTGTTGGTTCGACACGGGTATAAAATCCGTACGCTCCAGATCCAGTATCTACTTCAATAACTTCACCAGCATTAATAGTTACTGGAGTTAAGCCTGTATTTGAGCTTGCCACTCCACCTTGATAACCAGCCCGAACTGGGCCTGAAAAAGTAGTTCTTGCCATAATAATTCTCCATACAGAGTTAAGCTCATTAGTCTTGTATGCGTCTGCTGGGGCAGTCTAATAAGCTGGTTTACCCAGATATTTAAATCTTACTACAAGTAAAACAAAAAAGGGGAGTTTTTGGCTCCCCTCTTCTTTATGCGCCTGGCGAACCAAACATTCCTAGTGGATCCGAGAATCCGAAGGAATAACGCTCACGAGACTTGTAACGTACGTTACCAGTATCGAAGTCTCCGTCCATGCTGTTTGCTAATGGGGAACGAACAAAATGCTTCATGCCATTAGGAACATCAGTACAGATAAAGTAAGCATTGGTGTCGGTCAGGTAGTTATTAACTGTATAACCTTCTGGGATCGAACCATTGTTTACGATAGCGTTAATGTCATTGTCGGCAGTACCAACACGAAGCTGAGTCTCTAAGAGACGGGTAGCTACGAACTGGAGTGCAGGTGGAACAATTAACTTCTTAGGTTTAGCAGCGATTAACAAGCCACGCTCATCTGTCCAAGCAGCGATCTGAATAACTGCGGCTTCCAAAGAAGTCTCATTCAAATCAGCAGGGGTAGATTGAGTATTGCTGTTTACACCACCAGAAACCAATGGATGGGATGTGCTAAATAAAGCAACACCGTCACCACCAGCAAATACGCCAGCAGTGAAACCGTTGTTTAACACGGAAGCTGCCTTAGTTTGCTTGGTGTATGCCATAGCACGAGCCAA